TGTGATTATGACAGAATTTTTAGCAACATTAGCATTTTTAGGAATAGGTTTAACAGCTATCACAGGAATTTTAGCACTTAAAATTTATAATCCTAACAAATGATTGAATACTTAACCCCTGCATTACTATTCTTTATCCTAGCGTTCGCTATAGAAACAAGAATGAAAGTAGCAAAACTTTGTGGTAGATTAGATAAAGCCTAGAGTGGAAATAAAGGGGGGGGATTATTCCCCGTGTTCGGACCAATCAAACAAGACTTTGCAATATGCACATCTAGTTTGAAATGGTTTTGTGATAGGAGCTTCGCATTCAGGGCAATAATTATCAACCCATTTACGCCATTTATTCACGTTTTTGACTCCTAAACAATACGTTCAGATAATCTGTTCGGGTTTGATAACCCAAAAACCATATCTGAATCATATAGTCTTCCAATAGATGGCGGCTAAGGACTTCGCTTACCTCATCTTCTTCATGTTGTTTTTTCATTTTAGCCAATAACATTAATCGTTCTTGGCGTTCTTTTTGGCTTCCCATATACACACAGATATACATATATGATAAAAATATTCCTAAATTACCCCTAAACCGCTTTTTTAATTCGTGGCGGTTTATGGGTTCCCCAACCCCTTTCAACCGTTCCCCCGTTGCCACTTCCCAAACGATATCTAAAAGAGGATAGATAAGATTCGTTTGGGAACAAAATAAACTTAGCGAAATAGTAGGGAGATAGGGGGTTTACGGGGGAAAGAGGGGGTAAAGTAACAGTTTTAACAGTATGGTTATTATGTATTGTGTGGCTACAGAAAAACAAGTTAGAAAAATGTATCAAAGATTAATGGAAGATTATGAAGATATAATGGTAGAAATGAAATATGATTCACAATTTAGCAATTCAGAAATAAAAAAAGAAATGAATAGATTAAATAAATTATATTTAGATAATTTTTTTAAGAGGGCAAAATGATTGAGTATATTATACTAATTGCAGTAATTGCCGCCGGTGTTATGGGTATTATTATTACTAAAAACATGTTTGGTTCCAATGAGATTCATGGCAAACTAAAAAATCGATATTTGGAATATATCGACAGTTTAGAAAAGGATAACAAAAAATTAACCGGCAAGTTAAATAAAATGAAGCAAGGCGTTTCAATATCTAAAGATGATTTTGATGAAGCCAATCCTTTAGGGTCCATAGGTGCTTTAATTTCACAATTTGCACCAATGCTTCCTAAGAACATTCAACCTTTACTGCAAGACCCAAACACTATGAAATATGTTGAAAAACTTGTTAAAGATAATCCGGACAAAGTAAACGAATTAATTCAAAAGTTTGTTAAATCACCAAAAACAGGTAAAAAAGATGATATATCCGATAGTGAAATCATGTCAGTCTAAAAGAGGAATGGAAAAGGGCAAATTATGCACCGCTTGTTATTTAGGATTTGGAATAATTTGGAATGGCGATACTTTTAAACTTGACAAGTGCCTTTTTTGTAACTAATGGTAAGGTTCAATGAAGCTCTTCTCGTTGGTATTTCGTTATTGGCGGCTTTGGTATTCTCTAAGGGTCGAGGGTCTGCACCATCAATTTCAAACATTCCGTTTATCAATCCCTTTACTGATATGCTTGGTAAAGCACAAGCTCAAGCCATAGAAAAACAAGAAACCAATATCAAAACCTTAGAAAACATTAGACAATCAAATTTAGGAATTGCACAAGACATTTTAGATTATGAAAAAAATATTTCTAATGTTAAAATTAATCAATTACAAACCGAACTAGATAAAACTCAAAGTTTCATATCACAACAACAAAAAATTCCTAGAGGTTCTACTTTTGGAATTAATACAACCGGACAAAGTTTGTTAAGAAAATTTGATTCTGAATTTAAATTTTACCAAGAAAGATGGACCGGAGAAAAAGGACCATTATCACAAAAATCATTATTTCCAGATAAATACGTGCCATTTAGCCAAGCAACAAGGGCGGCTTTTGCACAACAGGCAGAATTTGAAAAAGCACAAGAAAGAATTGCAACAGCTAACGAATTAGTATTTAGACAACAAGGTGAAATAGATAGGCTTCAAGAAGAATATCAGACTAGATACGGTAATCTAAGCCGATATGGTTAAATTATTCAACGAAATTAGATAATCATGGTATCATTAAACACAGTTTTAGCAGTTGGCGGAATAGCTGCCGCATATTTTATATTTAAAAACTTGGGCGGTGCTTCTGGCATTGGGTCCAGAATTGGCGGCGGTGTAGCTGCCTTTGGGACATCATTAACTGAATCCTTAAACCCATTACAAAACGTATTTGCACAAGAACAACAAGACCCAATTTACGAAAGATACATCAAAGGCGGTGCGGTTCCTAATACTTTACCGTTTGATGAAAATCCTAATTTTAAAATTAAAAAAGATGAACCTGAAAAAAATGATAATATTCAAGATTCTTCATTTAGTTTTAACAGTATAATCCCTAGTTTACCAAGTGCAGGTGCAGTTGAATATCAAGGACCTCAACAACAAACTCAATCAGAATATTATGGACCCGAATTACCTAGTAAAATTCCGCCTTATGCCGGAAGTTTAGAATATATTTTTGGTAATACTACAACTAACAATCAATACAATTCTAATCCAGCTTTACAAGGAACAGGCGTTTTAAATTTAGCCGGAACTAATGTTAGAACTTCTGCCAATGCAAATCCTTATGGTAATTTTGCTAATCCGGAGTATGCTTGATAATGGCAACAGCTAAACAACTAGCTGCAAGAAGAAAGTTTGCACGTATAATGAAAAGCGGCGGATTCAAGAAGAAAAAAACGAAATCCGGCTCCCGGAATACGACTAAGCCTAAACGAAAAACGGCAACACGTAAACGAATTACGAAAACAATAAAAAGACGTACTACTACTAGAAAACCAATGGCAAGAAGACGAACAATCACAAGACGCGTTAGTAGAAAAGGTCGCGGAATTGGTTCAAGTTTGAAAACCGGTGTAATCGGTGATGTCGTTAAAGGTATTGGTGCAGGTTCTTTAGTATCATTAGTAATGAGTAGAGTCGCTCCAAATAGTTCAATCACACCAATTGCTTCAACCGGAGCAGCTTTCTTAACAGGGGGTATAGTTGGCGGTGCAGCTAACTTGATTTTATCAGGTGGCTTATCATTGGGCGGAATCTTTGGCGGTAGTGCAAGTGCACCCGTACAGGAGATGTCAGTATAATGGGCATTCCAGTACAAAGAACCTATCTAGGAACTCCAGCTGCATTAAATGCACCTGTATTCATGGTAGACCAACAAACTTTACAAAACAATTTCCTTACTTTGACTCCAAACGTGTTACAAGACGTTGTGAACAATCCTGACCCAGCTGCCGGACTTTTGTATCAATTTACTCTAGTCAAAAACGGTAATGCAACAGCAGTAAGAGCTTTTAGTTCAGCTATCAGTCCAACTACTGCAGGTCGTGTCCCAATTGGACCCGTAAATATGAGCTCAGGTTCATATCAATGGCAAATGACCCAAACAGCCGGAGCAGTTACAGCAACAACAATACTAGTCAGATATGGAAGCCCATTAAATTAGGTGGATATTATGGCATTTTTTTCTAAACCCTCAATCAATAACTTTCAAGTAAATTCAGGTAATACCCCGTTACTTTATCCGGTTAGAGTAATCTGTCCGGCTAATGTTACAACGGGTATTTCTTTTCCAGACCAATTTCTCGGAAGAGCTATTTCATTAAAAATATCTAACAATGATTCTGCAAATGCCGCAAGTTATGATTATAATCTAAACGGACAATTTCAAAATCTAGCCGCTTCAAACTTTGCAACAATTGATAACACTATTGTAAACTATCTTACTATTATTGCAGGAGCTGCCGGAACTACACTAGTTGAAGCACAAGTGCTTCCTGCAAGTCGTGACGAGGTTCCTATAGAGGTAACGGTATGAGTTTTGGTGGCGGCGGTTCCGGTGGGTCTAGTACAGTAGCTGCACATACTCATAATAGTGCGTTAAGCGGTGATGGCGGTTCGTTGGATACTTCTTTAACTCAACTTAACGATAGTAATTTGTATACAAGAATAATTGTAGGAGCTTGATATGATCATAAACAATTCTAGAGATGTAGCAGAATGGGAAAAATTAGATAAAAATAGTGATGAATATAAAAAATGCAAAATTGCTTGGGATTCAGTTCCTCAAGAAGATTTTCAAACTAAAGATAATATTGTTGAATATAACGAAGAAACAGAAAAAGATGAAATGATTAAAGAACAAACTAAAACAGTTTCCGAAATTACTTTAGTTAGAGGAAAAAATGAAAAAGTATTAGGGTGGTCTTTTTAATGGCTAGTGGCGACGTGGTAAGTGACATGTACACAACTACAACTAGCTTTCAGCCGGCAGTCGGCGTTAGTATTTGTATTACTCAGTTTTTAACATGGAATGACACTGCACAAATAAAAGGAAAAGGGGATATTGACACAAATGGTTATCCTTTTGTATTTACAAGTTCAACGGGTCATAATAGTGATATGAGATTTTGGAATGGTTTTGTTCAAAAATTTTTCATTAACAATGATTCTTATCTGGAGTTTGTTCCAAGTGCGGACCCAAACTCCCATATTGGATTTTTAGGAATTGAAATTTAAGGTGGTGTGATTATGACAGAATTTTTAGCAACATTAGCATTTTTAGGAATAGGTTTAACAGCTATCACAGGAATTTTAGCACTTAAAATTTATAATCCTAACAA